ATGATAACAACATTTAAAATATTTGAAAGACTTGGTATTGATAATACTATACTCAAAATGTCAGAAAAAATATATTCTGGTTTTTTAGAAAATTATAACAAAGAGAAAGAATTCACAAATTCATCAGATACTTTTTATACTGATATAACAGATTTAAAAAAAGAATTTAATTTTAAATTTAACCCAGATAAAATAGGATGTCAAATAAATTACAATAATGCAGAAAGTAGAGGTGGATTTACAATAGAGATTGGAGTTATAAATAGATTATCAAATGATGAAATTAAGAAACCATATGAAATTAAAAGTGAAATTCTACACGAAGTTCAACATCTGGTTAATGCATTCAGATATTCAAAAACAAAAACATCAAAAACAAAAACAATAGAAAAAAAATCTTTTATAAATAAGTATGAATTTATGAATATTTTTGATCATGATTTAATGGGGTCATTTAGTAATACAGATAGTAATACATATGGTATGAAAAGATCAGTAATAAATTTTATGAAATGTGACTTATTCACAGAGCAATATAAAAAAATAATAGCATATTTTTATTTAGCAGATAAAAATGAAATGATGTCTAAATTACATGAATTTTTACCAGAAATTAAAAATATTAAAAATGTTAAAGATATAGATAACTCATATAAGATTTCATTTTATAAAGATATGTCAAATTTCAAAATAGACATTAATAGTTGTACAATAGAAGAAAAATACAAACTATCTAAAATATTCAATCCAAAAGATGCTAAACGAGTAGAGAGTTATTTTAATAATAAAAGTAAAACATTAATAAAAAAAATTCATAAACTAGCAGATTTTAGAACAGAATAATATAATAATATAATAATTATTAAAAAAACTAATAAATTTACATATATTGAAAAAATAATTAGTATTTTTGTAAAATAATATAAGATGCAATTTTTAATATAATCAGATGTAAAATATGCTTAAAATCGGTGAAAAATATCTTAGTAAAGATGTGGTTAGTGTACTATTCAGTTTACAAAATAAAAACGAATATCATAAAATAATTGATATTGAAAATGATATAATATACATAGATATTAACAGTAATACTATAATGATGTCAACAAATAATACTATATTCAGTAACTATTCATATTTCTTTGATTATTATTACACTAAGCAAGAAGAACGCAAATTAAAACTTCTACGATTAATTAAATTTTAATATATTTACATTAAAAATATTTATGAAATATATTAAAATTTAATTTATTCTTCTCTATAACATTAATCATATAATAAAGTTGGTTGTTTTCTTTTGTATTAAATAATACATCATTATCTTCTGTATATTCTATTAATTTCCAAGCATCTAAAATCAATTCTTCTCTTACTTCTTCGTATAGATGATAATTAGAAAAATTATCTTTTGGCCCTAAAAAACGAAGTTCACTTCTTCTAAAATTTTGAATATCTCCATGTCCACAACAAGGCCTCATTATATCCAATACATCAGAATCATAAACAATATTATGATTAATATCATTAGTTAAATTTTTACTAATTAATGATGAAATATATTTACATTTATTTTCATCATAATTAGAATTTTTTATAAGATAATTTAAACATATATTTGAGCTATCATTTTCCCACAAATCTATACCACTTCCTTGTCTACCACTATCATGAAATGATACTGCATATCTAATTGAGTTGAAATCCACATCTATACTCAATTCTTTTGTATAGAATCTCGACATAAATTCAGAAAAAATAATAGATCTTGATATATGACGTCTACCATGAATTCCATAATCATCAAATGTATTTTCGTGATTTTTATAAATGTTTAATATTGATTTAGAGAATTCATCTAAAAAATCATTCCATTTTTGTATATCTGTATTCATTATTTTTTATATTTATTTTTATCATATGGTTTTTTACCAAAATATTCTGGTTTAGGATATAATGTTTCATCCAAATATAATTTATCAAAAATATCATTTGAAAAATACTTTTGTAAATTTATTTTTTTAAATTTATTCATATCCTTTATTTCTTGTACTAATTTATTTAAATCTTTAATTTTAATAAAATATTTTTTTGCTACAAATTTATCTTTTTTATTTTTTAATAAATCTTCTATCAATTTTTGCCACAAAAAAACCTTATATCCTTTATCTAAGAGAGTTTGAGATTTTCTGATACCAACGTTATCTTGATCTAAAAAGAATTGAATATCCAAGTCAGAATCAAATAAAAAAGATAAGTCAGTATCAATTGAGTTTAATCCAATAGCTCCAATCGAATTGGTTCTAGAATTTCCATAATTCATAAATAATGAATCAAGCATACCTTCAAATATTGTCACTGGTTGATTCCAGTCAACATTTAATATATTAAAAAAATTTGAAAGCTTATTATAAGATAGCATTTCTAATTCATCCAAAACTTCATCTGGATGTAAAATTGAGTAAATTTTTTCGAAATTAAAAATTTTAAAAAATCTTTTATCCCCAGGTTTCATATTACGAATTTGCATTCCTAATAATTTCTTACCTGATTTATTCAACATTACAATGCATTTCTCAGTCCATTTATCTGTTAATTTATAATCACACTCATATATATTTTCGAAATTTTCTATCAATCTTTCAAATTTCAAATATTGATAAGCAGCAGAGTTTAATTGAATTGGTTTAAATTTTGAAATTTGATGTTCTGAATGCTCATTTATATAATTAGAAAACTCATCTATATCAATTAATTTATTTAAATGTTCAGGTATATAAACATCCTTCTTACTATCAAATTTCATATTAGAATCAGCAAAATCATATAATGCTTGTTTTTCTTCTAACCCAATTTCAACATTAAATTCTTTAAATAATTTTGTAACACTAGATCTACAATCTTCATTAAAACAAACCATATATGTAGGATTATCCTTATATATATTTGCTCTTTTTGCATTAGGATCTTTACGAGAATCACCACAAATTGGACATGCAAAATTTAATCTATCATTATAATCTTTAATTATAAATTTACGGGGATCAGAATGCGCATTTTTAAGCACTTCTATCATCTTACTTTTTATATATTCAATATCTATTTTTGCCATAACTCATGATAGAAAAAATGATTAATAAAGTTTAATCTATAAACATAAAAAATCAGGCTCATAACAACCTGATTTTCAATTACTATTATAAAAAGATGCAAGATCATGATATATATACTATATATAATATATAATTTACTTCATAATTGAATGATAATCAACAATATACTATATTAAAAAGATTCTAATATTTCTATTAAATCCTTTAATTTTATATATTCAATACCGTAATCGTCATAATTCCCGTAATATTCCCATTCATGTTTAGTTGTTGATTCTAATGATTCTTCTATTTTTTTAAATTGAAGATATGTTATTTCTGGTTTTAATATTTCTAAAACCATATCAAGTGCTTTGAATTTTGGTTTATCTTCTCCATCATATTCTTCTGACTCATCATCATTCCAACAATTACCGCCTGATGATCCGCCTTCTGACCAACGCATATACACAATTAATTCTTTAATACCATCACAGCCATATGGTTCATTGAAAACTCCCTGATCTGATGGGCATTTATTATTTATTTTATTTATTTGTTCATTAGTTAATTTCATATTCAATATTTAAAAATTATAATTGCAAATGTAATAAATTATTTTCAAATAAAAAATATTATTTCAAATTATTTTGTTATTATCAAAATTAGTTGTATATTTGCAAACTATAAATTTTAAAAAATAAAAATATGGAAAATTATTTAGGTAAAATATTAGATGCGTCAATAGTATCATCAGGTAGAAAAGTAAAAAACGGTACATATATTACTTTTGAAACACATGTTAATATCACAATTGGTCAATATGTAGATATTGTATTTGATAATAAAATACATCATTTTGAAGTAAAAGATATTTCAATTAAAGATGTAAAATTAGTAGTAGATGCTTGTGAGATAGGATATTACGCAACAAAATTTGATAACGATAAAAACTTTGATTTGAGAAAATTGATTGATGTTGATATTGTACTTATTACTGATAATGATAAAATTAAAAAAATTAAAGAAGAATCTTGTTGGTGCTAAATTAAATATTATGATAAAAAATATATTGTTAAATAAAAAAGATTTTGAAAAACTAACTAAAGGTGAAGTGATCGAAAAAGATGGTATTAAAATAGCTATTCAAGATATTGGATATCAAACTATGATTAATATCTTAGATGAGAATTATTATTTAAATGATCGAAAAAAATATTTTTAAATGAAATTAGAAAAATATCTTGAATATCGTAAAATTTTTGAAAATAATTATAAAGAACAAATAAAAGTTGGAAAACATGATTTAGAATTTGTAAATTTATATGATTTGAAAAATGATATTTCAAGATTTAAAAAATTTATATTTATTTATAGTTATGATAATAATTCTTTATTTACTAATACAGTATCTTCAATAGATACTAGAAAAAGATTTATAATTAAAAATAACAAACCAGCAATAAAAATCAAAATAGATGTTACAAATGTGCATTTAATTGATGAATGGTCTGAGAGATTTGAAAAAGTATTAGAATTTTATAATAAAAATATTAATAATAAAAAATATGAATAAAAAAATAACAATATTTAAAAATTTAACAGCAAGTCATAATGTAGATCCTCAAAATGGATTTACTCCATTATGTCCAGATGAATTACCTGTTGAAGATGGAGATAAAATCGTGATTGAATTGAATAAACAAAATAATTTAACTAAATATAAAACAGTATCAAAAGATATGCATCCTGTTAATTCAATTTGGATTGCAAATGATGAACATCCTCAATTTTCACCAATAGAAGGAGAAAATGTTGATATTTCTTGGAAATCTCATTGTATATCTGGAACTTTTGGTTCTGAACTTATATCAGGACTTCCTAAAATGAGTGATTATGACTTCTTTGTAGCAAAAGGATTTGAACCAGATTTACATCCTTATTCAAGTTGCTATCATGACTTAAATAAAAAAATATCTACAGGACTTATTGAATGGTATATATCTAAACATATTGATACAGTTATAATTGGAGGGTTAGCATTAAATTTTGAAGATGATCCTCTTTGTGTTGGCACAACAATTATTGATTTAGTTAATGCTGGATTTGATGTTATTTTAAATATGGGCGCGACCAGAGGATTAGGATCAATAGAAGGTAGAAAAAAATTTATTAATATGCTAATTGACGAATATCATGTAGTAGTTGTAAATTCTGCTGATGAAATTAAAGTTATTTAATTTAATATTATGTTTTATACTGGTGATATTATAATATTTAGAAATACTGATAAAAAATATAATTTTTTTAATATTAATATTAAAAATAAACAGAATTCTGTTTATTTTCTTTATTCTTTTGATAATAATTTTAATGTATTTGATAGTTATAAACTAAATGATGGAGATATATTTAAAATTATATGTGATAATTATACATTTCGTCAGTATCTAATACCAATATATCCATTTGATATTCCAAAAACATATAATTATGAAGTATATAATCGAACCTATAATATGTTTACTAAATTGAGTATATCTGAATATAGAAACCTAAAACTTAAAAAACTAAACAATTTACAATGATAGCAAAGATAGCAAAAGCTGGAGATAAAGTTGTTTATACTGGTGAACTTTATCATCATGTAGATGACTTATTAACTAAAAATTCAATTTATATTGTAAAAGATATATCCTTAGTACGTAAAAAATTCGGATACATATTATTTGGTTTTGATATTTCATTTAATTTTGATGAATTTGAAAAATTATCTGAATATAGAAAACTAAAACTTAAAAAACTAAACAATTTACAATGATAGCTAAAGCAGGTGATAAAGTCATATATATCGGTGAATATTATAATAAATATAATATTTTATTATTAAATGGTTCAACTTATACTATAAGACATATAACTCAAATATTAGATCATTATCTATATGAATTAGATGAATTTAATAGAATAAATTGTTTTATATCTAATAAATTTGAAACAATATCTGAATATAGAAAAAGAAAACTTGAAAAAATAAATAATTTATAATGATAGCATATAAATTAATGAAACAAAGAAAAAATGGTACTCTTGGTAGTTTATTTATAAATGCTAAAAAAGTATATTCTTTAAATAAATGGATGAATGCTGAGTTTATACCAACAAATGGATTTGCTGAAAGATTTGGCTGGCATTGTTGTTTCACTCCAAATGCACCACATTTGAAAGAAAATTTATCAAGTGGTGAAGTAAGAGTATGGGTCGAAGTTGAAGTTGAAGGAATAAAAACATATGATAGACCAGAATCTCAGGGAGGTTCTTGGATTCTTGCTGATAAAATGAAAATTAATAGTATCATTGATAAAAATGAATATAGATAAATCTTTAGGATATTGGAATTTAGGAAATTGTAGTTATTTAGATGAACTTGCATATCATCTTTTTCTTAAAGATTATGATAATTGGTTTCATTCTGTAGGTTTTGAAGAACCAATAACACAATACGTATTTTGTATGCAACATTCATATGAAAAACACACAGGACATATCGCACAATATTACAATAAAGCAGTATTAGTAATAAGAAAAGAAAAACTTGAAGAAATAAATGGAATCAAAAAATAAATATTATAAGAATTCTTTAACTGGACATATTATTTGCGAACAAACATTTATATCAGATATTATTACTAATATTCCAACTAAATATTATGATTTACATATGCGTGAAATTGGTGAGAATTTTGATTTACGTGGATATGTAGAAATCAAACAGAAAAAATTTGATTTATATAGAAGTAGTAGATGGAATGCAGGTGAAATAAATAGTTGGTTTATAAAACCTAAAATAGAAAAAACTTTAATTGAAATAAGAAAAGAAAAATTAGAAGAACTAAATAAAATAAAAAATAAAAAATATGATTGGAATGTATAAAGAAATGAATGAAGAAATATATAAAAGATTGAGATATTATGAAAGTCAAGAACAAACAGATGATATAAAAAGTCGAATGGATGAACTATGCTTACTAATTTTTTATATTAAAGAAAAAATGTTAGCACAAATGGATAGAAAACCTATGCCACAAGAAATTGAAAGAAAATTTCTTGTTAAAAGTGAATATAAATCATTTGCAGTAAATGAATATAAAATTATTCAAGGATATATTTCATCTAATCCTGCAGTTAGAATTCGCATTAAAAATGATAAAGCATATATAACTATCAAAGGAAAAACTAATGAAACTGGTGTGTCTCGCTATGAATTTGAAAAGGAAATATTAGTTGATGAAGCAAAAGAATTAATGTTATTATGTGAAGATGGTAAAATAGATAAAACTCGTTATAATATTCAAGTTGGAAATCATATATTTGAAGTTGATGAATTTCATGGTGAAAATGAAGGATTAACTATTGCTGAAGTTGAACTTAGTAGTGAAGATGAATCATATGATATTCCAGAATGGTTAGGTGAAGAAGTTACTGGAAATAAAGAATATTATAATTCATATATTAGTAAAAATCCTTATAATAAACAAAATATTAATTTAAATTAAAAAACAATGAAACAAATTATCAAAAGTATCTTAGATACTGACTTATACACATTTAGCTTGTGTTATTTATATCTTCAAAAATTTCCTCGTGCTATTGGAAAATATAGTTTTATTGATAGAAATTCAACCTGTTATCCAAAAGGATTTGCAGAAAAAGTTAAAAATCAACTTAAAAAAATGGAAGATGTAAAATTAACTGATGATGAATTCAACTTTATGTTAGATAAGTTTTATTATTTCCCAAAATGGTTTTTTACATTTTTGAAAGGATATAGATTTGATTCATCTGAAGTTTCTATAAGTCAAGATGTAGAAGGTCATTTATCAATTGAAATTGAAGGATCAATTTTTAAAACTATATTTTGGGAGCAACCAATATTAGCAATTGTATCTGAACTTGCTCATAAAATGAATGGAGATTTTGATAAATATGATGAAAAAAAAGAATATCAAAAATCATATGACAAATGTAAAAAAATGATTGATGCTAAAATTTTAGTCTCTGAGTTCGGAACTAGGCGCCGTCTTTCTTTTGCTCATCAGCATCTTGTTATTAAATCATTCATTGATTGTATGAAAGATAATTGTACTGATTTAGGAGGTATAATAGGCACATCAAATGTATATTTCGGTATGAAATATGGATTAAAAATAAATGGTACAATGTCACACCAATATATTAGCTTAATTGCATCAATATATGGACCAGTAGAAGCAAATAATACTGCAATGAATATGTGGGAAGATGTATATCAAGGTTCGTTAGGAACATTCTTGTATGATACATTAACTAGAGAAGTATTCATGAAAAACTTTTCATTAAAAAATGCTATTTTATTTCAAGGAGTAAGAGTAGATAGTGGAGATGAAATTGAAGCATTAGAAGATTTTATTCTAAAATATAAATCTCTTGGTATTGATCCATCAACAAAAACTATAATTTTTAGTAACGCATTAACTGTAGATAAAGCAATTGAAATTCATAAAATTGTTGATGGACGTATGAAAGATAGTTATGGTATAGGTACACACTTATCATGTAGTGTGGATAATGTAAAGCCATCTAATATGGTCATAAAACTTACAGCAGCTAAAATTACAGAATCAAGGGAATGGAATAATTGTGTAAAATTTAGTGACGATAAAGGTAAATATACTGGTGATAAAGAAACAATTGAAATTTATAGAAATTTGTTAAATATCAAATAATTTATTTATATTTTTAATAACTTCTGATATATCAATTATTTTGTTTATCTTTACAAAAAATTCTAAAAACCTCACTTGTATAGGTTAAAGTCATTCTATTATGAAGAAAATTATATTATTTTTAATTGTGTGTCTTTTTTTATTTAGTTGTAGTAAAACTGATGATCCAGTAGTCTTTAATTATAATTTTTTGATTGGAACGTGGACTGAATATAAATCAATGCAAGTTTATTATATTGATACTAATAAACCATACAAGTGGGATTCGGGAATTTATATTGACACAATAGCTTTTAGTCCATTATATCAAGAATTTAGTTATTATAAATACAAAGGAAATTGGTACACAAATTCAGAAATTCTTAATATATCACCATTAGGTAATAATTTTACAGAAGTAGAGTATCATAGTGTAATAACTCAAGATGATAAGAATATCATAATTGAATATCAAGAAACTGATTATAATAGAAAATTTTATCATTACTTTAAGAAAATATCAAAAGAATGGAAATTAGAATATATGTTAAATGATATAAGTAAAAATAAATAATGAGTATTAAAAAATGGACGATTGAAAAACTTCAAAATGAAGTTGATAAATATAAGACAAGAGCAGAATTTTACATCTTAACAGACGGATGAACTAATATCGGATTTATATAATATTCGTTCATTTGACGATATTGCAAAAGAAGAATCTAAAATAATTAATAATATTATAAGAAAAGAAAAAATAGAAAAAATAGAAAAATTAAATAAACTATTAGAATAATATAGTATAAATATATTATGGACTATAAAGATTTAGTATATATTGACATTGAAACTGCAGGGTTTTATCCAGATTTATCATCTCTAAAAGAGAATGATATTAGAGGATATGATCTTTTTATGCGTAAAATAGAAAGAAAAAGTTCACAATTTTTAGATTGGAAAGAAGATCCAAATGATGTTTATATCAATAAATCTTCATTGATTCCAGAATTTGGTAGAATAGTTTGTGTTTCTATGGCTAGAATTTCTAAAAATGATGAAATTAAAATGATGTCGATATGTAATGAAGATGAAGAAATTATAGTTAAAAAAACACAGCAATCACTTATGAATATATCTAACAATTCATTATTAGGATTAAGTGGTTTTTATATTAAAGGATTTGATATTCCATGGCTAAATAGAAAAATGCTAGCATATGGATATATAATTCCTAAAATACTTAAAACATTTAGTATTAAACCTTGGGAAATGAATGTAGTTGATTTAGCTGAAGTTTGGAAAAGTTCAGGAACATTAGAACCTGTTTCTTTTGATGAAATGCTATATTCATTAAATATTGATAGTCCAAAAGATTTGATGGCTGGTAAAGATGTACATAAATATTTTTGGGAAAATAAAGAATTAAATAAAATAAAAAGTTACTGTGAAAAAGATGTAATGGGATGTATTAAAGCAGCAAAAAAAATTATACACTTAATATAAAATATATGGAATTCAACAAAATTTATAGACTATTAGATGACGACTATTATGATAATGGTCGTAATATATTAAAATATAGGGAATTGAGAGATTATGAAAAAACAGAATATGAATTAGATAATGATTTTAATTCTATTTGGTTTAGAGTTTGGAATGATAAAAAAATCACATGGTTTTCTGTTAAAAATGATTTGAATGGGCCGAATATATCAGAACTTTTTTCATATTCTACTGCATCATATATAACAAAATGTTCGTCATTTAATAAAAAATTGAAAATTGAAACTGAATTTGAGCAAGTATGTCAGATATTTTTATGTATTCTACATCACATCATCATATATAACAAAATGTTCGCCATTTAATTGAAAATTGAAATTGAATTTGAGAAAAATAATAGAAAAGAAAAAATAAAAACCTTAAATAATATATGAAAACAAAAACAGATTTACTAATAGAAACACTTACTAATGATAGTGGAAGAAGAGTATTTACCATTACAGAAACGAAAGAATTAATTAAAATTGCACAATTAGAAATTACTAATGATGATAAATTAAACGAAGAGATTTTGAAATTTAAACAATCATATGTAGATGGTATTAGTTGGAAATTATAAAAAAATATAAAAATAAAATGACAAAAATTATAACAAGTCCTGAAAAAATTGATGATAAAAAAGGAAATAATGTATACGTTTTTTTAGGTGGACCTATTCAAGGTGCACCTAATTGGCAACCAAATATATGCAATGATTTATCTGGATATAAAAATTTAGTAGTTACAAATCCAAGAAGAAAATCATTAGATAAATCAAAATTCAATTTTGATGAACAAGTAAAATGGGAAACAGAATATTTAAATGAAGCTGATATACTTATTTTTTGGATTCCAAAAGAAGAGGAAAAAATAGAAGGTAGAATGTATGGACAAACTACTAGATTTGAAATTGGTGAATGGATTTCAAAATGTAATAAAAAAATTATAATTGGAATTGATGAAGAATTTCCAATGAAAAAATACATTAAAAATAGACTTGAAAAAGATTATAATGTTAAAGTACTTAATACTTATAAAGAAGTATTAAATGAAGTTAAAAATAAAATAGATTTTTTATCAAATTCTAAACCAGATACTTTTTTTACGTCTGATGAACATTTCGGAAGTAAAAGAACACTTGATTTATCTAAACGCCCTTTCACTTCAGTTGAAGAAATGAATCAATATATGGTTAATTGCTGGAATTCAGTTGTTAAACCGAATGATACTGTTTATAATTTGGGTGATTTTGGAAATTACTCATTTATTAATAAATTGAATGGTAATATATTCTTAATATTAGGAAATTATGAAATAGATGAAATGAATAAAGATTATAAAGGAGATTTTAAATCATTTAAAAAAATGTTGATAGACAAAGGGTTTAAAAATGTATATAATGATTTAATAATATCAACTAATATTGATGATGAAAAAGTTTTACCATTTAACGAATTTGATAAAAATGAAAATTTATTTTTAACTCATGAACCATTGAATGCTAACAAAAGATTATTTAATCTATTTGGTCACATTCATGGTAGACAAAAAGTTAAAAGATATGGACTTGATGTTGGAGTTGATGGTAATCACTTCAAACCAATTAATATGAAAGAAGTGCTGTTTTATAAAGAAGCAATAGAAAAATACTACGATGATAACGTTTTTGAATAAAAAAATAAATAATATGAAATATTTTAATAAATTATATGAAAAAATAGATATAGATGATACTGAATATAGAAAACTTGATGATAATCAATATTATCTAATATTATATTTTTTAGTTAATGAAAGTGGCGCTATTAAAAAATGGAAAGAAATTTATGATTATTATGGCTCTACTGATAGAATTAGAGATAAATATTCTGAATATATTTCTGATAGCGAGTATGATTCATATTTAACTTATATTGATTTGGTTAAATATTTGGCTAAAATATATTCATTTATTGATTATAAAAATATAGATTATTATGATTATATATTAGAAATGGTAGATAAAAATACAAAAAAAGATGAATAAAATATTAGTTTTAATCGGTTCTCATAGTATTGGAGATACATTATGCGCAATACCTACTATAAAACATTTAAATAAAATTTATAATAAAAATATTCATGTATATACTTATCAACCAGATTTATTAAAAAATTATCCATATATAACAATAGTAGATAATTATGATATAGATGAAGATGATTTATTAATAGAAACATTTAGACCTGATAAATTTGTTCATACAAGAATTGATATTAGACAATTACATGCATTAAGTTCAGGATTTCAATTATTACCTGAAGAAATGGAAATCGAATTTTATCCTGATGAATATAAACCAATTGATTTGCCTGATAATTATATTGTAATACATCCTTCAAAAACTTGGCCGTCAAGAACTTGGGAAAAAGAAAGTTGGAATGAATTAGTAACTAAATTGAATAAATTGAATATTCCAGTTGTTGTTATTGGTAAAGATTCTAGTGAAATAGGTACATATCATATTAATAAACCAATATATAATATTAATACTAAAAATGTATTAAATTTGGTAAATAAACTTGATATTCATCAAACATGGCATGTACTTAATAAATCATCTATGATAATTACTATGGATTCTGGAATTTTACATTTAGCAGGTACTACAGATACATATATTATACAATTGGGTAGCTCAATTGATCCTAGATTTAGAGCACCATATAGAAATGCTACTCAGGATTATAAATATTCTTATATATTAGGTACTTGTAATAAATTTTGTAGTTCTGATATGAAATATAATATTATTCATAATAATAATCATACTATTATGTCTCCTGTTGCTTTTTGTTTAGAAAATTCTACAACAATTGGACAAGATGTAGATCCTGATAAAAATATTTATAAATGTCATCCTACTGTTGATCAAGTTATTAATGAAGTAATAAAAAAATATAATTTTTCAAATAAAGGTAAGATTATAATATGAAAACATTTTCAGTTAAACAACCATGGTCATATTTAATATGTTCAGGTATAAAAGATGTTGAAAATCGTAGTTGGAAAACAAATTTTAGAGGTAGAATATTAATTCATTCATCAAAAAAAATATCAGATTCATATATAAATATAGAACAGCAAGAATATATTACAACTAATCATAAAAAATTAAATCCAATAGAAAGTCATTATATTTTTAGTGCAATAATTGGAAGTGTTGAAATCGTTGATTGTGTTAAAAATTCAAAATCAATTTGGGCGGAAGAAGGATCATATCATTGGGTATTAAAAAATCCAATTTTATTTGAAACTCCAATTGAAAATATAAAAGGAAAATTAAGTTTTTGGGAATATAATTTATATGAAAAATAAAAATAAAAATAAATTAATTTATAATATTGGTAATATAATTATATGTAAAGATGATTATAAATGTTATAAAAAATATAAAGAATATATAATAGATGATGTTGTATTGCATCCTAAATTTAAAAAAATAAGTAATAATAAATTTAGAAAATTACCTGGGTTATATTATTCATATAGAGTTGATCGTGGTTATTTATCAAATGATGAAATTATAAATAATTTTTATGCAAAAAATGAACTTAGAAAGATAAAATTAAAAAAACTTAAAATGTTATAGATATTTATTGAATATATTAAAAATATATGTATATTTGCATTTAAATAAAGAATTTAAAAATGATAATCAAAAATAAAAAAGCATCTTATGAATATGAACTACTTGATGAAATAGTATCGGGTATTTGTCTTGTAGGAACAGAAATAAAGTCAATAAGATTAGGTAAAGTATCTATTGTTGATAGTTATTGTGCATTTCAAGGAAATGAATTATATTTATTAAATTCTCATATTGATGAATATGAATTTGGTAATAGATATAATCATGAGCCAAAAAGACCAAGAAAACTTTTACTTAAAAAGAAAGAATTATCTAAAATTCGTAAAAAAGTAAAAGAAAAAGGATTTACTATCATAGCTAAAAATATGTTCATAAATGAAAAAGGACTTTGTAAAGTTACAGTTTGTATAGCAAAAGGCAAAAACACCTACAATAAAAAGGAAAGTATTAAGGAACGAGACATTAAAAGAGATACTGATAAAATTTTAAAATCTTATAAATAAATCTTATGATTAAACCAAGTAAAGATGTTAGTTACATAACGCCTAAAAATTACTCAAGAAAAAATCTTATATGTACTTGTTTGTGCTCACTTCAACTTGATAGTGAAACTCTCATAGTAAATAATATTAAAGTAATATATAGTGTAAATCCTACTGGTGGATATTCAAAAATACCAATAACAAAAAATGGTAAATGGAAACAATATTGGAATAATGATTATTCTTATTGGGGAGAATTTAATGAAATTATAGAACTACCTTATATTTTTTCAAAAATGAAAAATGAAGATTATACTATAATGACATCATATTTTAAAAGAGATCATGTATTTATGCCATTTATAGATAGAATAATAATAAATAATTTAACAGAATACAATATTCTTAAATTACAATATGATAGAAAAAATAAATTAAGTAAAATTGTAAAAAGTTCTGATTATGAATAATTTAACATCTCTAGAAGAAATATGTTTGGCTCCTTATATTACTATTGCCACTGGTTTAATTGGAATTAGTAGAAAAGGCGGTGGTAATCAATTTAGACATCAATTTGCCACACTTGGTATTTTGATTGATTATAATTATAATGATTCAATTTTATTAAAAGCTTCTGTTTTACATGATTTTGTAGAAGATTTTAACGGATTAGAAAGAATTGATGAAATTAGAAGAATTGACGATGATGGACCCGCAGTTGTGAATTTAATTTTGGAAGTATCTAAAAGTGATAATGAATCAAAAGAAGTCTATCTTGAAAGAATATTAAAAACTGGATCAAATAGAGCAAAAATATTAAAATGTGCGGATAGAATTAGTAACCTTACTGATTTGCATTTAGATACTCATACATCAGGTAAAATTTCATATTATTTAGATCAAACAGATTTTTATATTTTACCAATCGCAAGAGAGGTAAATATTAATTTTGAAAAAGAATTAATTGATCTTATTAGCAGACGTAGAAAATTGTGTTAAAAATAATTAAAAAATTTTTTTAATTCAAATTATTTCATGACCTTTGTATCAAATTAAAATATAAATATATGAAAATTGAAACATCAGATTGTGTAGAAGCAATAATCAATCATTTTTTAGAAAAAGGAACTGAAAGTAGTTCACCTTTACTTGATAGTAAACAATGGAAAAGAATTTCTAAAACTGGTACAGGTGATAATATAATTCGTAAATTTCAAAATAAAATTACAAGCAATGAAATTTATGTTGTATCAAGTGATACAGAAATATTTAATGTTAGTAAAATTGATACATTCAATAAAAATATTATCACAAATTTTGATAATTTCAATACAAATATAAAAAAATCAGAAAAATCTGATAGAGTTTTTGTGACTTCATATGGTAGAGATATGTTCAAAGATTGTCTTGAAGTTTACATAAAAAATAACAATGTTTTATATCAAGATGTTAAAGATGAAATGAAAAATTGTTATGGATTTCAAGATGGTGATATTGTTAATATCATAAACGGACATCCTATTGGTGATGCTCAAATTCTGAAAATGAAATATGATGAATATGGTGGTAGTTGTGTTTTAAAATCAATATCACCAACAAATAATAGTTTTGTAAAAAAAGGAGAACTTATAAAAGGTTACGCATTAAGTTTATTAGGCTATGCAACTCTTGTTACTCCAGTAAGCTCTAATACTATTATACCTAAAATTAAAAAAGAAAAATCAAAAAAATCAAAATATATATTAGAAGTTGAAGATTTTAGCATATCTAAAATTGATTGGCAAAAAGAGACTTATTCGGATTATGATATAAATATTGGTATTACAGTTTATGTTAAAGGTGAAGATTATATGTATGATGATGAAGTATTACCAGAATTACCTGAATTGGAAGAACTTGAACTTGGTGAAATTCAAATGGATGACAATGGTTTCATTGGTATTACTTCTGAGTTGTCAGTTGTAGAGATTAAAAAGATATTAAGTGATAATGGTTTTACAGTAAAATAAATAATATATGAAAATTGAAACTTCAGATTGTGTAGAAGCAATCATTGATTATTATAGTGAAAAAGGTGTGGAAAATAATTCTCCTTTATTAGATTCTAAACAATGGAAAAGAATATCTAAATCAGGTACAGGTAATTCTATTGTTAGAATTTTTAGAAACTCAAAAACAACAACTTTAATTAATGTAACATCATCAGAACATGAAATTTTAAATGTTGATGAAAATAATACACAACCAACAGTAACAAATTTTAACACATTTGTTAAACCACAAAAAAGAACAATGAAGTGTAAATGTAAAAATTGTGGGTCAAGCGAAGTTATGCTATCCATATCTCCATCAGATGGTGAAGATGGATATGATTTTGATCCTAATAAACTTACACAGAAAAAAGCAAAAAAATTAGTTAAAAATTCAGATCAATCTATTTGGATTTGTTTAGGTGATTGTGAAGATGAAACTTCAGCAGTAGTTGAAATTGATGGTAAAAGAATAACAGATTCTGATGATTTTATTGAATATATTGCAGATTATGGTAATCCAAAATTAGATAAATTTGATACAAACTCAGTTCCTGTAAAAAAAAATGATATTATAAAAACAGTTAAGATTGGAGATTTAGAAGAAGTACAAGAATATATTAAAAATGGAGGTGATTTAGATTCTTATATTAAAGATTTACCTTGTAATAAAAATATATCAGAACACGGTGAAGTAAATTGGACACTTTTACTGTATGCAATTTATGAACAACAATATGATGTTGCGATAGCACTCATTAATGGAGGTTGTGATGTTAATAAGCCAATGATACATATAAATTTTACTCCATTGATGCAAATTTTAGGTAATAAATATAAGTCTAAAAAAATTATAGATGTTATAGATGCATTAATGACTCATGGCGCAGATTTGAGTATTGTGGAGGATGGCTATCCTCGTGGTACAAGTAAAAAATGTGATGCTTTTGATTATGCTGATATGTATGGTAAAAAACAACATAAACAATATATAATTGATAATTATCCAAAACAATATCAAGAATATTTAAAAAATAAATAATTATGAATTTAACAGCAGAAAATGTTCATAACATTTTTAAAAAATGTCTATCTAATGATAGTGTTGATACAAAAATAGTAGATGGAGTATTAACAAAAGCCAGTTTTTGTGTTAAAAAATTGGAAGAAAATAAGTCAAATATTTCTGATATGCTAAATGACTTACCTGACTATTTCAAAAAAGGGTCTGGAGATGGTTGGTCATTTCTAAATATGTGTGAGGATAAGAATGGAGTTCAGTGGACAGATTTTCATGCTACAGTTGATGAATTAGTTTGCTTAGGAATTGCAGTTGATAAAATGTCTTATTTGATGCCGAGAGATTTTTGGAAAGTATTACCAGGAGGAATGCCTTATTTAGTAATAAATTAAAAATAATAATTTTATAAAAATAAAATATATGGCGACAATTCATAAAAATAAAGAAGAAGCAATAGAAATGCTTGAAGAATGGTTAAAAGAACCACTTGTTCTAAAAAGATTAATATCAAATTTAAAAACAAGTCAGTATAATAATTTTGATGTTGAATTTATAATTGAAGCATTTGATGGTAATACAAATCACGTAATCGAAAAATAATTTAAAATATGAAAATATTAAAATCTATTTTCAATATTATATTAGTGTTTGTACAGAAGAAATAATTTCTGAAATAAAAAATCATAAATAAGTTTAAAATATTTGGTAGATTTAAAAAAATATTCTAATTTTGTAGAATAAAACAATATAAAATAAAAATTATGAAATCAACAAAAATCTTATTAATTTTAGTATTATCTTTTTTATTGTCTAACTGTGTATCAACAAATGGACTTCAAAGTCGTAAATTCTTACATAAAAATCATGCTAAATATCATGAAGTTGATTCAGATGGATTATATGCATATAAATAATTAAAACCGCGGTTGGTAGCTCAATAGGTAGAGCAGTTGGATTAGTCTATAACTAGTATAGAACTAATCGTATTAATAAGAAAAAATTTTAAAGAAGTAAGTCGTTTAAATATAATTAGCTACTATAGAAAATAACCGAAAATAAGAGATTAATATTTTTAATATCAAACAGGCAAAAGATAGGGGGTTCGAATCCTTCCCAACTGACAAAATTTTATAAAATGGAAAAAATTTTAGTATTTAAAAATTATGAAAATATTCCATTTGGAAAAATATTCCAAATCAGGTTTAAAGAACCTATGGGAATAAAAGAATGTCCATATTTATATAGATGGACATTAATTATTTTTGGCTACACAATTAGATTACATCACTGGATTAAATCAGATGATAGACGTTATTTTCATGATCACTCATGCGATTTAATATCAATAATAATAAAAGGTAAATACTTTAATGTAATACCAGATAAAAACGGAAATCCTATTAAGTATTTAGCTGAAGCATGGGAACCACGTTTTATGAAAGCAGAACAAAGACATTACTTAGATATTCCAAAAGAAGGTGCCTGGACAATTTTATTATGCTCAAAACCATATCATAAATGGGGATTTTATGTGAATAATCATAAATGGAGACCATTAAGATATTTTCATAAATTTGGTATCATTCAAACTGAAGACTATCAATAAAAATTTAAAATAAATATATATGCTAAATATAAAGACTAATAATAAAATAATATTAAAATTATTCGAACCAATTGATATAGAATTGTTAGTTTTATTATCTGATATTGATAATACATATTTGGATTATCCAGATGAAAATTTAGAACCTGGTAGTATTATGCAATTACTTTATTGCCCAGGTGGAATTTACTTAGAATGTGGCGGTAGAGTATATTTATCAGAAGATTCAGAAAAATATGATGGTAGGGATGTTGAAATGATTGAAGGAATACATTTTAAATTTATCTAAAAAAATAATTTAAAATTAATTCAATAAATGTTTGGTAGATTAAAAACTTTATTGTAATTTTGTACTATCAAATTAAAAGAAAAACAAAATAAAATATGAATTTATATAAAGAAGATTTAAAAAAAATAGGTAGCGTAATGTTTGAAAATAATAATAATTTGGTTATTGTTTCTGATATTGAGTTGGCAAGCATAGAAAGTATCTTATTGAGAGAAATATTATTATTGTTCGGAGATTATAAAATAATGGAAGAAAATGATTATACTTGGGAAAATGATGAAGATGGTATTGAATTCGTTACAAATTTACCATATGATTTATTTAAAAAATTAAAATAATTAAAATAATTAAAATAATTCAATAAATTTTTGGTAGTTTGAAAACTTTTTTGTAATTTTGCACTATCAAATTAAAAGAAAACAAAAATAGAAAAAAATGACTTTTTTCCTATTATATATAACAAAGAATAAAAAAAAATAACAAGATAAAAATTTAAAAATAATGAGAGCAATAAGTAAACATAGTAGTTCATCAAAGTCCTTTAAATTCTGGTTTAGAAAAACCAAGTTTGGAACAGATACTTCTTGCCTTATTGTAAATATAAGTTGACATTAATAAATGTAAAAAGAAATATAAAAAATCCAAACTCAAAAAGTTTGGATTTTTTGTTTAAATATATTAAGTACCTTTGGCAGAGTGGTTTATGCTCCTGACTTTTAATCAGGGTCCATATGGACAACACGAGTTCGAATCTCGTAGGGTACACATTTGTCATAGTGGATGACAGTTATTCAGTTAGGCTGGGCATAAAAATTATCCATCTGAATAGTGAGAAGCTATTATAAAAAATAAATATTAAAATCATGGGGTAAAGTTAGATTTCGACAAAAAGTTTATGACACAAAGAGATGAAACAGGTAGATTCATTGTTAAGTCATTAAAAACAGGTAAAAGTTATTATGTGGAACCAATTGGTTCAAAAAGATCATCAAGTTGGGGATCATATAATCCAAGTACAGGTGATATTGAACATAAAAAAGGATATGATAAATATTCAGGTGCAATATCAGAAAATGAAAGCCTAATTACAAAAGAAAATGGATTTGAAGATATTACATATTCAGGAATAGGTGTTTCGCCATTCTCAGTGATTGAGAAATTAGATTTGGAATATGAAAGAAAAATAATACTTGATAAAATCAAGTGATGGTATAAGGGTAAATCGTATAGGTGCTTATTGTACGTTGGTCTGAAAAACCAAAGGCTGGTGTTGAACTCACCGTTTACTCGCTGAATAAAAATAATATGCGTCATTAAGCAAGTGGTCAAAGCAGATGATCTCCAAAATCATTCCGTAAGGTTCATGGGTTCGAATCCCAATATGGCGTGCAAAATAAATGGTAAGTTAAGCAGTCAATTGGAGTGACGACTAGTCTTGAAAACTAGGTTTCGTTTAATCGGATGGGGGTCGGGTCCTCAACTTACCGCATCAAAATGTTTATTAATAAAGTAATAAAAGTTCGTATTTTTATTTAATATATACAAATAAAAATACGAACTATGAAAAAAGAATGGCAAAAAATAGATATGTTATGCAAAAAAATAAAAGCAATAAATTATTTAGGTGGAAAATGTATCAAATGTGGTGATGATAATATATTTCACTTATCTTTTCATCATTTAACAGATAAAGATTTTACTATATCACAAATAAAAACTAGTAGATTTTCAAAAATAAAAAAAGAAATTGAAAAATGTGAATTATTATGTGAAAATTGTCACATGGAAAAACATTATAATGAAAATATAGAAAATACAAATGAACATAGAAGAAAAAGTAAGTTAATATATTTAAAATATAAAGGAGAAAAATGCGAAAAATGCGGATATGATAAATGTGCAGCATCATTATCTTTTCATCATAGAGATTCAAAAAATAAATTATTTTGTATTGGTTCATTAGGAATTAGAATAAATAGTATAGCAGAATTAAAAGATAATATTATAGATGAATTAGATAAATGTGATGTTTTATGTAGAAATTGTCATATTGAAGAACATTCAGATATTGAATTTTTTGAAGAATTTAAAGAAGAAATATATAATAAAGTAGAAAATTCAAAATATATAGAAAGACAATGTAAAATTTCAAGAGAAGAAATAATAAAAATGTATAATTCTGGAATAAAACAAGTTGATATTGCTAAACATTATAATGCATCTAAAAGTACTATTAGTGGAATAATTAATAAATTAAAAAATAATGGTGATTTACCCAAATGGTAAAGGGGCTGGTTTGCTAAACCAGTAGGGCGTGTAAAAAGCGTTGCGTGAGTTCGATCCTCACAGTCACCGCAAATATTCAGAATGTGAATATTATATATGGTGCATGTAGTCGGTAAGGGATGCCGCCCTGACTGTGAATCAGGAATACTTAATAGTTAATGTGAGTTCGAATCTCATCTTGCACCCTCTAAGAAAAGATTATTGATGAAGTGCTGAAAGTCTTGGTTTGATTCTAATAGTTTCTAACTAGTCATCAGTAAAGGTTGGCAACCTTTGTAATCTTTTTTGACATTAAAATGCTTTTGTAGCTCAATGGTAAAGCGGTTCCCTCTTAAGGAAAGGATTGTGTGTTCGATTCACATCAAGAGCACATTTTTTAAACTTTTGTGTATTATTCGACTATATTTTGTATAAAATATACAAGATGATATCAGAAAAAATAAAAAGAACTAAAAAAACGTCAAGTTCAAAAGAAAATAGAAAAAAATCTATAAATGGTAGTAATTTAGAAAAAGAATTTAAATTTAAAACAGGTTATGATAAAGCAAAAAAATCTCAAAAACCAACATTTATAAATCAGTATGGATTAACTCAAATAATAGATTTTGATTTTATAATAGAACAAAATGGTATTAAATATTATATTGATTTGACAGCATCTTATAGATCAGATAGAGCAAAACAAAAAGCTTACAATGGTTATTTATTAAAAACTAAAACAAATATTGTACATAAATTTATTATTGGTGTCAAAACTTTTATAGAACGAGGAGAAATAATAACAGCTACTCCATTAGAAGGAATTGATGAAATTTGTTTGGTTTCTGAATTAATAGAAAGATTTAAAAAGGCATAACTGATATATTATAAAAATTTACTGTGTATATCTGCTTTCCAATCATTTGATGGATATGTTAATTCTCTTACATCAAATATTTCAGATATATAATAATCTCCATTTTTTCTTCTACTATATCCTAAAATTGAATCATATCCAGCATCTCTAACAGAATTTGCTATTATATTTTCTTGTATTGCGTATCTGAGTGTATTGTGTTGTCTACTATGTCTTATTATATCATATCCTAAATCGCAATTTTCATCATAATTAGAGTCTTTATTGTATTTAGTTAGTACATCAGCAACATCTTCTGGTTGAGGATTATATTTAATTGCAGTTTTGAATATAGTATCTTTTAATTCATTCGTAGCACCTTTTCCGTTAATTTTGTCATATGCATTTTCAGAAAGTTTACCTCCAGTTGCGCCTTTTATAAATAGTGGATTTTTTAATAGAATTTCTCCTTCATGTTTATCTGTTCCTCCATAACCACTTTTTCCTCCACGATATTCTTTGACATTTTTATCTTCTATTGGTAGATAGAATACACCAGTTCTTATTGATGTTTCTCCATCTTGCTCTGGTTTTTGGTAACGAACTACATTTAGTAATAGTCCATCATCTAATATTTTTGTTCCTGGTGTATTTTCAACAGCGGACATAAATATTTCATCATTTAATGGTAGTTCTGTCTTATATTTCAGAGAGCGTGTTATATCAGGTGATATGTGTTCATTTATGAACTTTTGAAAAATTGTTTGCATATTTGTATATATTAATAAACAAAAATTGTTTTTTTTAATAGATAATAAAAATATAAAAATATAAAAATAATGTACTACGTAATTCAAGAAAATACTTTTAAAGAAGAAAATTATGATAATTTAGTTAAAGCATTAGATAGAATGGAATTACCGTATGAGATAGTTAAGGTTTTACCTTTTGTTGAAGATTTTGAGTTTAATACTAATAGAAAAGATGTTTTTTGTTTTGGTTCTGTTAAAATGGCAAGATTAGCAAAAAAATATGAATGGTTTCCTGGCTCTCAATTGAATAAAAATCATGATTATAGAATTTATAGTAGTTATTATAAAGATAATTTATTAAATTATGACTCTATAATTCAAAACTTTGGAGATAATATTAATAGAACTGACTTGTTTTTTGCAAGACCATGTGAAGATACGAAAACTTTTACAGGAAAGGTATTTGATATGTATGAATGGATAGAATTTAGAGACTCTTTTTTAAATAGTGAATATGAAACATCATTAACAAAAGACACTAAAATACAAGTTAGTTCTGTTAAAAAAATAACCAAAGAATTTAGATTTTGGATAGTTGGTGGACAAGTTATAACTGGAAGTCTTTATCGAATGGGTAGTTTTATTCACAGAAGTGAAGTTGTTGATGATGGTGCATTAGAATTTTGTAGAAGAATGATTAAAATTTATCAAATAGCAAATTCTTTTGTTATTGATATATGTGAAGTTATTATTAATGGAACACCTGAATATAAGATAGTTGAATTGGGTTGTATTAATGCTGCTGGTTTTTATTCTGCTAATATGCCAAAATTGATTAATGCTATTGAAGAAGAATTTAATTATTTTAATTAATTTTTAAAAAATATTTTTTATATGAAAGAAGGTACGAATGCAAAAAAAGAATTTTTAGATATTATAAAAAATTATAAATTAATTGCATCAGAAATACAATATTATGATATTGATGGTGTTGTATATGATATTAAATTAAAACCATTATTTAGTAAAAATGATTATAACGATTTTTTAGAATCATTAAATCATAATTATGATAATGGATATGGAGGTCAAAATTTATATGGAGTTATATTTTGTGAA